ATCGTAACGGGGGGTTGATCGAACTCAGTTGGCGTCAAACTATTTAGTGGTATACTGGGAGGTGGAGTAGTACCAATTGGGGCAACTGTAACTTCAGGGACGACAACATTTAAAATAGTTCCAGGTGTTGTCGCAGGAATTGTTGCATTGTTTGACGGAATAGTAACAACTGGCAGTTGTAAATCTGCAGGAAGAAGATCTTCATTGGTAATACTACCAACACCTGTTACAGTATCAGTGATAGTGATGATAGTATTGTCTGGAATATTACTACCTGTACCGATAATATTAACAGGACCAAAGCAAATACGACCAGTATTATAATCAACAGTTCCTGCCGCATTATTGGTATAGACTTTCTTAATACCAGTGTTGTAGAACATTCTCAGGTTGCCAAATCCATCATCTTCAAATTGCTGGTTGATTCCAGGTCGATCGTAAGTTCTGAAAGTTCCAGATAAGATAACAGGTTCTTTTTTACATTGATTGGCACTACCATCACTACCATCACCATCATTATTACTGGGATTACTATCGTATAAACCAGAACCAATGGAAACACAATATGTGTTAGTTTGATTAGAAATAGGTGTAATGTATTTGAGAAGTGATGTCTGCACAGAAACGTCACTAACACATTTGTTTGCAAGTGCAATTGCTTTCTGATAACTATTCAATCTAAACGTAGAATTGAAGTTATTAATCTGAGTTTGTCCTGCCCAATCAACAATAGAATTTTGAATGTCGGTTTTAATTGCAGAGGAATTAGATCCGCAACCAGTATCGTACTGAGCAAAGACTTTTGTATTGATGTATAGACTATCTGGATCAACTACAACAGGGTCGATAGACGCCATTGCATATTTTCTTAAAAGATTCTGAACTTCTTTTTTAGTAGCAGCGTTAAGTTCAGAACCAGTTTTTGTTAGGATTGCAATATAGACTTTTCCGTAGATAGGAGGGTTTAAAATATCTCCACCATATGCAACAACTGCCTGAGCATTCTCATATAGTTTTTTTGTCAAGACAGCATAGTCTTGAGCAGTAACTGCTCTGTTTTGGGAAGAAAGATATCTAGGAGCATTATATTTAATAGATTCGATAGTTTCAGCAGCTTCACCTTGCTGAGAGTTATCAATAGTATCTAAAATTACTGTAGAAGCACTATAGGTTGCTGAATTACTATCAGTTAGTCTACCAACAAAACTAAAGTTCTTGACCTGATTTGCTTCCGCTCCAGAAGTTACCAAATACTCAAGATCAATAACCTCGCCGTCTTTTAATGCTCTACCGATACTATCATCACCAAATCTAATTTCATATCTCATGTCCTCACCTTCGTGCATAAAGTACACACGAGTAGTGGAAGTTACCGATGTAATATTATCAGTTATATTGTAAAGATCAGAGGCAGTAGATGATTCATTAGGTCTGACTCTGACAACTAAAGTAGATGTATCAACGTTTCCAGAAGGAATTGCATAAACCTGTTTTGCAAACGTATTAACAATGTAAGAATAATTTAAGATATTACCTTCATAGATAAGCATCTTATCAAAAACTGCTTGACCTGTTGTTAAATCAACATTTGTCGTTCTATCGCTTAAAATATTCCAAATATAATTACCACCAGTTGCAACAGGTCCTTTTTTCAAAGTTATTGAACTAGGATAAACTCCATTAATTGCAGTAGTCTGTATGGTTAACTTAATACATGCTTTTGCCGCTGTAATAGAGTTAGGAGTATAATTCATCAACTTAGCAATGTTGACGACGTTATCCCTAATTGTTGAAGATGGCAAAAATGCCTCATTCATTGCCATATTAGCATTGAACGAGGTGTAGTAAGTATTATATGCTAAAAGATCAATAATATAAGACAACGAAGAACCATCAAAATCATAATCCGTGAACTCTTCTCTAGTTCTCAGATAGGATTTGATAGAGGCTTTAATATCCTCAAAATCTAAAGCAGTTAGGTTATTCGGTTGCATTATTCAGGTCTCTGTAAAACAAACTCGATTGTTTCAACAATGGGTAACCCAACAATTCGGTACTCAACATAGACATTCAACTTATTACCTGCAAAAACAGGAGTTGCCTGAACATTTACGAGTTGCACCCTGGGTTCATACTGATTAATGGTATTTATGATCTCATCCCTAACTGTATCAGCGGTAAACGCATCTAGGGGTTCAAAAAGCAATTGTCTAACCCTAGAACCAATGTTAGGTTGAAAGGGTTTCTCTCCAGGAGCAGTTAATACTAAATTTTTAATCGATTGCTTGATAGCATTGTCGTTTTGCACAGCAGAAACATCTTTAGTAAATGGATTCAAGAGCAAATTGATCGATAAATCTTTAAAAGATCTCGATTTCTTAAATTCTCTACCAGTGACTTGTTTTAACGCCATTTACTCAGTGGTTTATTTTTGCTGGTTTTATTTTTTTGGTGCAAATTGAGATAATAATCGGATTTTGGATCAGTAATTAGTACATGAGTACCATGATCTTGCTTCATCATCTCAACATTATGATCTGGGACGTGATTTAACCCCATAAAATCCTCCAAACAAAGTTCGTAGAACTTTTTATGGGGTTCTATCCCAATAATATTTATCGACCTTGACCGCGATAACGCTTTTTAGCATTATTTCGACTGGTTGCAGCATATTTTGTATGCTGACCTCCACCTTGACGAGTCTTTTTCGGGGTGGTCTCGATCATATTGCCGCCAGAGAGCGACTTTTTCATTTTTGCCATAATTTTAAGCTCCTACAAATACGTTTGGACTGCTACCTGCAACTTTGGACAAACAACCATATGGTCCTGTTCCTGGTGTTACACCAAAAGGATCATTGAATCTACCCAATCTTTTTTTATTTACGAAGACTGTAGCAGTGGTAGCAACTAGTTTCCTAGGATGTCCTGCAGCAGTCTCTCGTGCCCCTCCAAGGTCTGTCAACCACCATGCTGGGGTAGACAATGTAGTTAGGCATTTATAACCTGTAGAGGTCGTTACATGCAATGTGGGGGTTGGGTGTGGGGTTAATTCGTCTTGGTCCACAATGGGCACCTTTTTATTAATTAGCACATTTGTCACTGCTGGTCCAGCAGGGAGTTGTGCAACTGGTGGCCAAAGTGTTACTGGTTCTTGAGTTGCTATGGGAACTTGTCCCATATCAGGTCTCATTGGGGGGTGTGGACATGGAGAAAGCATACCTCCTACATGTCCTGGGTGTGCAGTAGATCCCGAACCTTTTCCGTGACCACTACAGGTCCCCATATACAATGCTGCTCCTAGTCCTGATGGCATGATTAATTAGCAAATCCTGGGTCGTATGGGTTTCCGTATGCTTTAGTAGCTTCTGATACTCGATCAATACTCCTAGTGAAATTATTGAAAATAGTAATTTCACCTTGTGCAGTCCATTCCTGACATCCTGGTCCTAATAAAGGAGACATACTATAAAGATATGAAATAGTAGTCGAGTTTCCTTGATCATCAGTAGTCGTTTCGTCTGCTCTGGTAGATGATCCTGGTACATTGCATGTAAAATGCGATTTACCAATATCAACAGGAGTACATGTTAAAGATACTTGAATTGACGTTTGACGGGTAGTATCTGGGCGATACTGCTTCATAAGATATTTAGTGTATTCGGAAGCATATGGCAATTGTGTCAAACTTCCTTGTACAGTTTCAACTAAATTTTCTTGATACCGCTCTTTCCGTGGAATTACGTCTTGAATTAGTGCTTCAAACGTTGCATCGCGCCTAGGTTGGTCTGCTGCTTTCTCATCACGATAGATATTTTTCAATTCTTCAGTGATAGGAGTCTGATTTAAGTGATCTACGTTGTATTTTGACGTATATTCTTGCTTCAGAGGTTCAATATCCTCTCTCCTATACAATTCTTGTGCAAATTCTTGCTCTCGAACGCGATTGATATCGGGTCTAACCTCATAACGAGGTATTCTTTCAGTTTCTTCGATTACTTTTTTGCGTGCATTGTACAATTCTTCAATTTCTTGAATGGCATCACTTGCAATTGGCGATTTTTCTACCCCATTTTCTACTGTATTAGGCAAAGTTGTTAAAAGATCCTTAAAATCTTGCAAAGTTTGCGTAGAATATCCCTCATGTTCCTTCTCTGTTGGAATATCTCGGTAAATATTCTCTACAAATAGTCTAGGACGATTGTTAATACCAGCATCTTCATCAAATCCACCATCATATCCCGCACCAGCATCAGTAATTTGCACTGCAGTGAGCACTCCATTACTAAAAGTACCCTTTACTTTAGCAGGAATTCCATTTTCTGACGCAGGTTGTGTAATATTTAACACAGGTTCCGTGCCAGTTTGATTCCAACCACTACCACCATCGACAATATTGATGCCTGTAACCCGTCCATTTTCAATAATACCCTCTGCTACGGGTTGAATTGCGGTAGTTAGTGTGTCAATTGCTTCTTTATCAAGGTCAGCAGTGAGAAATTGCACGCTTTTTTCCAAAAATTCATACAAACCGATCAAACATGCGCGGTCTGGAATGCCATGTCCCGCGACAGCAGTAATTTGATGCTGTCTACTAGAGGTATATTGCGTGTCTTTTGTAAATGCACTACCAGATCCGTCCAAATATAAGACATGATAACTAAAATTTGAGTAATCAGTGTGGAAAGTGCGTGTAATAGTATGACCATTGATGGTATCACCTGGTCTCAATAGGTTAAAACTAGTAGATCCTGAAGGAATTGTCAAGGGACCAACGCTAGTAACCTTCACATTCATCGTTAAAGTCGATGTTGTCCCATCATTATGAGTTACTGGATACGATAATGCAAAGGTATTATTGGCACTATACCCTGTTCCACCAGCAACTAGTTCAGTTACTCTCCAATTAGTGCCCTGAAACACTGGTGTAGCACCTGATTCATCATATCTTGGTGTAATTTCTACCTTAATTCTAAATCCAGTGGCGGTTGGTTGATTCTCCATTGTAAAAACTTGGAAATCAAAGAAGGTTTCATCGCCTTGCACCCAAGGATTTTGAGGTGATTCAAATGTAGTATTACCTTCATTAGTGTCAAATACATCTGTATAGGTAACACCATCGTATGAAAACGAGAAATCTAGTACTGTATCTGGTACTGTAGTGGATAAAGCGTTGTATCGGAATACAACTTTATCAGAACTCGTCCCAATACCAAACAATGTAGGATGTGGGCAATCGGGGTCGCCCGTCAAATCAGGTGTTCCAGTATACTTTAGTTCTGTGGATGCCGCCGTACAACTAAAATTGGTACATGGAATACATCTAGCACCAGCATCTGCAGAAGAAGATGAACTACCAGGATCATAACCAGGTTGACCCTCTGTTCCACTGGAAGGAGTTGTTACAGTCGTGGTTCGGTCTTCAGTCTCAATATAGAATGCTGCAATGCCTGAGTGCCCCGCCCCCTTGCCACCACTGGTGTCATAGATGTATGCAAACCATCGCTCAGAGTCCTGTAGGTCGAACGACAATTCGTTGGGAACATAATCATAATACCGAGTGCCTGTTTGAAAGAACTCATTTGTGGATGCCTCGGAATACTTCCCACACATTGCAGGTGCATCGAAATGAGTGCTGAAGAAGTTTCGTGCTGGGTCTGCAACGAATGTACTAGGATACATTACATTATCAGCATTCCTATAACTGATCTGATAATTGCCACCAGATCGAATCGGATCCTCGGGATACTCCTCGAAAATTATACTTACACCATTGTTACCAGGTGTAGACTGCTCACATGGTGCATTACTATTATCATTATTACCTGAATGTCGGCAAGGCATTGTCAGTTACCCTCCAATATACTGATACGATTGTACAATTCATCGTAGTTTTCTTTCACATTCATGTACTTTGTATGCCCTTTTGGTTTGTAATACGTCTTATCAGGTGTTGGTAGTTCGGACACATACTTTTCAAGCGCCTCAACCCGTTCTATGAGTGCTAGAAGGACTTCATTGATCTGTACATGTTCTTCATGATTCTGGTCGTCATTCATTTTTTGCTCTTCTTAAAATAAAACTATCACCATCTACTTCATATTCCAAATCTTGATTGATGTCCCATCCCAGTTCTTCACACACTTCATAAGGAATTGTCATGATGAGATCTCCGAAATCATCTTCTTCTAGTTGTGTTGTGAATCTATGGGACATACCTCTACCTACATGCGATTACTTATCTGGGGGTTATCTGTTGGATTCTTCTCTTTCCACTCAACCCATAGTGTATATAGATCTTTCTGATCTTTAACTAACCCTGCACTGGTCGCATAGTCTGCACATTCATACATTCTAGGGTCTAGACCGCCCTCTAAGCGAATTAACTGCTCTAACGCCCATACCCTCGCATCCTGTCTTTCAATTCGGGTCTTGGAGTCCATTTTTTACCTCAGAAATTTTTTTATATACGCCGTTGACATTAACTCGAATAATATCTAAGGCGTCTGGGAACCTTTGTAGGTTAGGGTAGTGGCCGTTTTTTATATTTAACGGGGGCCAATTTACTGCCCTCAGTAACATTTAATGACTGCTCAGTTAGTGTTACATAGTGTCCCTCCGATTACTCTCTCATTATACCTTACCATGTGCATAAGTGTCAACACATTCCCAAGACCATTTGATATGCTTGATATAATCGAAGCACGACATTCTCGGAGTATTTGGGAATGCATCTCCCATACTATTCCGAATGCCATCGATATACCTTTCCATGTCATAGATGCTGTTGAAAGTTCCTCTCAGGTTGTGCTGATTGTCGTAGATAAGATAATGCATAAGTCTTGAAAGATACTAGGTGTGTTTCTCAACCCTTACAAGGTTATTATAAAGGAAAGTGAGAAATAAGTCAAGGGGGTTTCTGACATTTATCTGCATATTCTCACAGGGGTTGACAATCGTTAGGTGACGTGCTAAGAGTACAACAAACGGAGACATTAATCGAGGAATAAAACACACTAATAGGTTTTTTAATAGTTTTCCACAATTTCCGCATATGTTGTGGAAAAGTGTTAATCAGTGCTGTGGCGGTTGTTGTTACGTTGTTTAGAGATATACTCCCTGAAAGTTTTCCACAGGATGATAGAAATTTCCTTAGTTGTCAGTTTGATGTAATCGAGTTGTTCTCTGAATGTCGTCCCATCTTTGTCGGAAGATGAGAACATTGACTTGCGTTGTTGGTTGTCTGGCAGAGGCGGCACATTCTCGGGGTTTGTCATACTCACAAATGCAGTAAGTTATATAATCGTTTGAAATAAAAGTAATATACCCCTCAACACCATCTAGAGAGATATATTCATTTAGTTGGAAATCATCGGTTGTTATCATATAGTTAAAAACGGATGATTGTTGTCAAGAATGTCGGATGATGTAGCAAATTTAATTGTTCCTTGTGTGGGGTAATACTCTGCTAGGTGTTCATCATAAATGGAGACATTTTGCTGGAGTTGGTTTTCATCCAGTTGTTGTAATTGTTCTAGTAGTTGTTGATAAGTCATGTTCATTTTACGATAATCGGATGATTCTGACCATGGGAAGATAATCCAACTCATTTGCAATAAGAGGGATCAATTTGACAAATTTTATCCATCTTTTGATCGTTAATCTCTTGCATTTTATTGATAGCAGAGAGACCAACATTAACGCCGATCAGGATAACAATAGCAGCAAGAGCGATACGCATGATGATAAAAAATAAGTGTGTAATTAATTAGGCGAAAATGTAACCATTCTCGAAATCTTTGGTTACATTGTTGTCACGAATGAACCACTCATAATTCTTTTGAAAAACACCATCAGTGACGCCATTACAGAAACGATTGATGATAGCATTAAGGCGTGATTTAGTTGTAGTTGTTTGCCAACCACCATCAAAGATCTCAAGGAAGTCTTCACCAAGGACGGCAATTTTGTTACCATGAAGACGAACAATAGAAGTATTATTTTCTTCGTTAAAATGAACAGAAGTGTTACCAGATTGCCAGTTCTTGCTGTTAGCGAGAGCAGTGTTCATTTGTTGTTCGATTTTACGCATTTGAGATGATTGAGTGAATGTTTGGTGGGTTTGGTTTCCCTCCCCCTGATGTCTTTATTATAGAGCATTTCGGGGGTCTGTATACCCCCTGTGTGCCACTTTGTTAGGTGTCACATACCATTCATAAAATCATGAATTGCTTCGTTATATTCTTCTTCGGTCTGATATGTGCGACCGTGAATAGTATAAGGAAACGTTTTCTTTTGAAACATTGTCGATGCAGTTTCTACATCTTTTCGATCATAACCCATTTGAACAAGGTTTTCAACGTAAGGATTCACAATAGTCATAATTTGATGTTAGTTAGGAAAAAGGGCGATTCAGTCAAAGAGGGCAGTTTTTTCGTATGCATCGTAAAACATATCCCATGCTTTGTTGTTATGAACAAAGGACGAAACTTCGGCATGTTCAGCAACATAATCGTATGCCATATCGATGTC